CACTACACTCACTAGCTTTTAGAAAACTAGGTATTAAAAAAGAAGATGTAATGCAACGTAGACACTATGTTGATTTGGTAAAAATTAGGTTTTCCTGTAAACTATGCTAAGTTTGAAGATGACCATGGTGGTATCTTTACATCTGATAGTGAGTATTTAAGAATAATTAATTTAGCAAAACTTAGAAACATTACAGCAGAACAACAGTTTGATTTAGCAGAACACAATAGTGATCTTGAAAGAGATAAACTACGCATCATTGCAAACGAAATAGAGAGATACAAAAAAGAATATAACTTAATAGATTTTAACGACATGATTTTAAAATTTATAAAGTCAGATAAGTCACCAAACTTTGACGTTGTGTTTATAGATGAGGCACAAGATCTATCACTAATGCAATGGGATATGGCTAAAACTATATGGAACAAAACAGAAGACTCTTTTATTGCGGGTGATGATGACCAAGCTATATTTAGATGGGCAGGTGCAGATGTAGATTCTTTTATTGCACAAAAAGGTTTGATGATGCCACTACAACAGTCACATAGAATACCGGCAAAGGTCCACAATGTTGCTATGGGTATTATAAATAAAATTAGAAACAGAATTGATAAAACATGGAAACCAAAGGTGCATGAAGGATCTTTGTCTAGATACGATGAGTTTGAACAAATAGATATGTCTAACGGTGAATGGTTAGTGTTGGCTAGAACTAAATACATGTTAAACGATTTAGAGGAAAGTTTGTACAGAGATGGTAGATACTATGTAAATAAATTTAAAAGAACTAAAGAAAAAGAATTACATTACGCAGCGCAGGACTGGGAGAACTTACGTAAAGGTCAACCACTAGCATACAAAGAAGTAGAACGAATCTATAGTTACATGAAAGACAATACAGATAAAAATAAATTAAAAGGTATGTTGAAAGATAGCTCTTACAACATAGACACATTAAAGAAAGACTATGGATTAAAAGTAGATACACCTTGGTTTGAGGCATTCGATGATGCACCAAGTCGAGATGTAAACTATTTAAGAAAGATGAGAAAGAACGGAGAAAAACTAAACGAACCACCACGAATAACTTTGTCTACCATACATGGTGCAAAGGGTGGTGAATCACAAAACGTTGTGTTGTTAACAGATTTAAGTGAGAACACAATGAAGGCATATGAAAGGAATGCCGACGATGAGAATAGATTGTTCTATGTTGGTGCAACACGAACCAAGGAACATTTACATATCATATCACCAAAACAAGAATATAAAGGTTATAAACTATGACACATCCAGACGATTGGGATAAAATATTCCCACAAGAAAGAGGACCAAAGCATTATAAAAATTTTAAGATACAACCTTTTGAGTTTATATCAAAGAATGAACTTACGTTTTTTCAAGGATGCGTTGTGAAATACGCATGTAGATATAAGATGAAAGATGGTATAAAAGATTTAGAAAAAATAATTCACTATTGTGAACTAGAAATTAAAAAGATGAAGGACAAAAAATGATACAGAAACCTATGTTCAGTCCACAGACTGAGTGGGTGCCACCAGATTCTTTTCCTGATCTATCAAAGTACGATGAGATAGCGATAGATTTAGAAACAAGAGATCCTGAACTTAAAACTATGGGGTCTGGCTCTATTACCGGTAAAGGTGAGATAGTTGGTATAGCTGTAGCTGTAGAAGGTTGGTCAGGCTATTATCCGATAGCACACGAAGGTGGTGGTAACCTAGATAAGAAAAAGGTTTTGGACTGGTTTAGAACCATTCTAAACTATGACTCTGTAAAGATATTTCATAATGCTATGTATGACGTATGTTTTATACGTGCTGCAGGACTTAAAATTAATGGTTTGATCGTAGATACCATGATTGCTGGCTCTCTCGTGGACGAGAATCGCTTTCGTTACGATTTAGGCTCTATGGGTCGGGATTACCTCGGAAAGGGCAAAAATGAGGCTGTATTGGCCGAAACAGCTAGTGTTTGGGGTATAGATGCCAAATCTGAGATGTATAAACTACCTGCTATGTATGTAGGTGAGTATGCTGAAAGAGATGCGGAACTTACATTAAATCTGTGGCAAGAGATGAAAAAAGAAATAAACCACCAAGATATAGAATCAATATTTAAATTAGAGACCGAACTTTTTCCTTGCCTCGTTGATATGCGATTTTTAGGAGTGCGAGTAAATGTTGAAGCAGCTCATCAGCTAAAAGACAAATTACTAAAAGAAGAAAAAGAGTGCCTGCAAAAAGTAAAAAAAGCAACAGGAGTAGATACTCAAATATGGGCTGCACGTTCCATTGCGCAAGTTTTTCAAAAACTTGGCCTACCTTTTGACCGAACTGAAAAAACAAATTCTCCATCTTTTACTAAAAACTTTTTACAAAACCATCGTAACCCAATGGTTAAATTAATTGCTAGAGCTAGAGAAATAAATAAAGCTCACACAACATTTATTGATACCATATTAAAACACGAACATAAAGGACGAATACACGCTGAAATAAACCAACTTAGATCAGATCAAGGTGGCACTGTTACCGGTAGATTTAGTTACAGTAACCCAAACCTACAACAAATACCTGCACGAAACAAGGAACTCGGACCAATGATCAGGTCATTGTTTATACCGGAAGATGGTTGTAAGTGGGGTGTGTTTGATTATTCACAACAAGAACCACGTTTAGTTGTACACTACGCAGCGTTACAGAATCTCTATGGAGTGGACGAGGTATTGGATGCATACCAAGATGGTAATGCAGACTTTCACCAGATCGTCGCTGAGATGGCAGAGATACCAAGAGAACAGGCCAAGACAATAAACCTTGGTCTGTTTTATGGTATGGGTAAAAATAAACTACAAGCAGAACTAGGTGTATCAAAAGAAAAAGCTGAGATGTTATTTAAACAGTATCACTCACGTGTGCCGTTTGTAAAACAATTAATGGACAATGTAATGCAACGTGCACAAATGCGAGGACAAGTTAGAACTCTTCTTGGTAGATTGTGTAGGTTTCATTTGTGGGAACCTAATCAGTTTGGCGTACACAAAGCATTGCCTCATGATGCAGCGCTCCAGGAACACGGACCAGGGATCAAAAGAGCTTTTACATACAAGGCACTAAATAAATTAATACAAGGTAGTGCAGCTGACATGACAAAGAAAGCCATGATACAGTTACACAAAGAAGGCATCACACCACATATACAAGTGCATGATGAACTTGATATATCTGTAGATAACAATGCAGATAAAATAAAAGATATTATGGAGTCTGCTGTAGAATTAGAAGTGCCCAACAAAGTGGACTATGAATCAGGACCAAATTGGGGTACAATAAAATGAGGTTAAAATATGGCTTACTTAAATGCAAACATTCCTGTAGAGTATGCACAGATAAGGAGAGAGTATCTTTACGATCTTAAAAAACATCATGGAGAAGTCGAAGATTGTATTATATTTGGTGTCACTTGTATCACGGGTCGTGCGTTATTGTTTCATGCGATTATGGAAAATGGTGCAATCTTTTATAGACTACCTATTACAGCATTTATACAACGTGGATTTAAAGTTGAGGATGTACCTAAACGTAGACTTGATGAGCTTCAGCTCTGGAATTCTTTTAGTTATTATCCTTCTGTTCATTCTTGGGATATCTTAGAATCACAAGCAGGAAAATACATTGGCAAAGACAAAAAATGGCACTACGGTAAATACTTATTTACTGTTGACTTTGCTCACCCAGAGCCTAATATACTCGATACCGATCATTCGGAAATACCGCACGAACATAAGTGCGCTCACGTACTTGCATTAAATGATGGCAATTACGCAGCTCAACCAAATAATAGATTAATTTGGGATATTCCATCTTTCACAGTTAAGGACCAAGTCCCAGACTGGAAAGTACAAACTAACTACTGGAACGTAGAAGATACACAGCAGTGGCGAACAGAAGACACTGACAATTTCTTTTACGAGATTGAGGAGAAGAAACATGATAAAAAAGATTAAGGAAAAAATTAAAAAGGCATGGAAGTGGTATACTGACTGGCTTTTTAGTTGGCAAAAATGAGTAAAAAACCATTAAATATTTCCGAGGAGGCAGCCGTACAAATGCCTATGAAGACGGTTGCCAGCCTCATCGCGCTCGTCGCAATCGGCACCTGGGCTTATTTCGGACTGCATGAAACATTAAACAATCATGCTACAAAGATAGAGTTAATGCAAAAAGACTTAGAACAAAACTCAGAGTTTAGAATTAAATACCCAAGGGGTGAATTAGGTCAGTCAAGTGGAGAGGCGGAGCTTTTTATGTTGGTGGAACACTTAGCTGGTGTTTTAGAGGAAGTAGATCAAGAGGTTAAGAGCATGAGAAACAATGCAGTTAACATAGAATTTTTAAAAGATAGAACAAAAAAACTTACAGAAGACGTAGAAAAATTAATTAGAAATGGGAACGGTCATCAATGATAGAAATAGTATTTGCTTTACTGCTCCTGCAGGACCACAAAATTATAGAACATCGTTACCACGAGTCGTTGTCTCAATGTATGAAGGCCCGACGCTATGCTATGAAAGACAAAAGCTCTAAAGATAGGGTAGTATATAAATGCATTCAGTCTAAGGCAAATGTAGAGGTATATATGGGGGAGAAAAAAATTCTTTCTTTGATTCTTGACTAAGAAAAACAACAATATTGCTAAACAATTAAAGGATAGACGCTACCATCAACGTGTGGTAAAGTCTAAGAAGCATTATGACAGGAAAACTTTTCGTAAAATTTCACACAGAAATAGTGAACGGGATATGTCCTAGTTGTGATCAACTTACTATGTTAGTTGGTATAACTAGAGATCAGTATCGTTGTTTATCTTGTGGTGANGATTTAAAACAACACATTAACGGTAGTATCTCTTACATACCACATTTAAGTAAAAATACATTACAATCTGTGGTTGATGATTTTTTAGGTTATGGCAAAGAAAGCTAAGTTTGGTATATCTACAGCTCCCCGTGCAAAGCCTAGAAAAAGACCAGGCAGGCACAAAAAGAGCCCAAATAAACACGAAAAAAGAATGGGAAAATATCGAAGAAAGTAGTTGACAAATATCCCTAGATATCCTATATATTCCTCATACTCAATTAACTAAATTGCAATTTAGTTAAGCCTTGTGGCTGAACAACGCTTAAGCGGGTGTAAAGCACAGGACCAGAGGGTTACGGCCTAGTGGCTGAAGACACTGGTATTGGTTCTGAGTACCGACTATCTTACACAAAGATGGACGCTTCGGGAAAGGTTGTGGGTGACTTCCAAGAAGGCCCACCAGGCAGAGTTTTAAAATTATGAAAGAAAAAACAATAACTATAAAAGCAAAAGGTATCACTACAAAACAGTGGTCTAATCTATTGCTTGAATTAAACCTTGTAAGAAAAGCATGGAAACCATATGGTGTTGACTTACAACTGTCTGCACCTGGGTTGAAGAACACCTTGAAGTGGGGTACAAAAGTACATGGTAAAGACATTGATAGTATTAATACTTCTGTTCGACGGGACTCTTATACAAGAAAGGTATGACCTGTCTAGATCTATGGATGTCTACGATTGTCTAGCTTTCGGAGATGACCATAGAGAGGCCATATCAACTTATAACCCAAAGAAAAATGCCTGGATATTAAACGATGGTAGAGGCACATGGCAAGGTCACATATGTGAATAAACCTCCGCCAAGAGGGAAAGATAATGCGGAGGTAAATGGTGAGAAATCACCTCCTACCACAATATTGCCATATTGTCAAATAGTATCAACAGGAGTGCAGGAAAACTTAATATACATTTGGTATTTATTAACTTCTTCTCTACCAATCTCTTTTATTTTATTTAAAGATTCTTCGTATCCTGCTATCATACAATCAAAAGTTGAATTATAACTTTCAGGCCAAACATAGGGCTCCATACATGCGTCACCAACATATGTACAAAGTATTAAACTTAAAAAAATTTTCATTGACAATCCTATAATCTATCCTATATTAACCCATAATTATGAAAGTGAGGAATCATGACAGACATGAGTAAATACAAAAATGTTTCATTAACAAAAGAAACATACAAGGTTTTGGAAGCATTGTCGAAGGTATTATTGCCCGATGCAAAGCTTTCAATATCTAAAACCATAGAAGTCTTATCGAATGAGAAAGCGAGAAAGCTAAATGGTAAAATTAAAAAAAGCTGAAGTTAAAAAAATTATATGTCCTACCTGTGATGGTAATGGTTTTGTAACCAACGTGGATGAAGAGGATGGTGAAAAATACGTACACCAGTGTTGGGACTGTGATTCGGAGGGAGAGTATTATGTTACGACAAGTGATAATCTTATTGGTAACCCTGACTATGATGACGACAATGATCTTCTTGAGTGGTTGCGGGAGATACCAGTACGAAGGGTTTGATCCAACAACAGCAACATTGAGGTGGTTAATAACACATGACAAAAAAGACAGTGCGGGAGAGTGATATAGTTTATATCGCTGGTTTGTTTGATGGCGAGGGAAGCGTATCTTACAAACAATACATGCGTAAAAGAAAAGGACAAAAGAAACATTATCCAACGTGGCAGATTAGATTAGAGTTAGCTATGACTGATAAAGAGATAATTAAATGGTTAGCTGAAACTTTAGACTGTGGAACCTGGGGTGAAAGAAAAGTATTGAAAGGTAGAAAAAGACAATGGCGTTGGAGATGTAGTCATAGAGATGCGTTCTTTGTGGCTAGATTATTGTGGCCTTATGTAAAGGTAAAACTACATAAAATAGAACAAGTTATAGATCACTACACACCTGAATATAATATTGATGGTAATGTGGTGAGCATGCAACAGTACAAGGAGGCGATGAATTTAGAATGACACCGGAGTATGGATTTGGAATGTTGTTAGTTGGTTTGATTGGTATTTGCATTGGTGCAATAGCTGGCTTTTATATAATTAATAGAGTTGAAGATGATGCAGAAAAAAAGAAAAAAGATAAGAATTAATTATGGCGATAGAAAATATATTGTAGAGTTCGATCCTTTTGGTTCGTTTGAATTGTACGGTTGTAGTCATGATGATAATTTATTTTTAATCAATAATGAAGATAAAATACGTAGAGAAATAAAAGATAGGTATGGAAAAACATAGGAGGAATAATGACTGAAAAAGTAAGCATACAAATATATAACTGGGGACCTTGTGTTGTTAGAATGAAAATATCTGATGATTTTAAGAAACTTTTGTTAGATGAGGGAAATAAAAATAAAACAGACTACACAACTAAGTTAGCAGGAATATTAGATAAAGAAATAGGATACAACGATGAATCTAAAAGTAAAATAGTACCCATGTTATCGAAGTATCTTGGTGTATACAACAGAGCGTACGAAAAATATGTTTTAGAACCTTTTGAAAAAGAACCGGAATATATATTAACAGCTCTTTGGATTAATTATCAAAAACCAAATGATTTTAATCCACCACACGATCACGATGGTAAACTTTCTTTTGTGACTTATCTACAAATACCTGAAGAATTAAAAAAAGAAAACCAAAAATATAATGGGAAAAGTTGTGGCCCAGGTGGAATACAATTTATATATGGTAATGGACCTAGAGATTGTATAACACACATGTCTTTTTTTCCTCAAGAGAACGATATGTTTATATTTCCTGCATGGCTACAACATTGGGTTGCACCATACAAGTCTAATTGCACACGAATATCTGTAAGTGGTAATTTTCACGACCAAGTGCCTTTGAATAATATAGTAAATTTTGCACCTCAATACATNAAAAATTTAAATAAGAAAGATAAATAATGAGTAGACCGAGTGTGTTTGTAGCGATGCCTTGTTATGATATGATGAAAGTAGAGACCTGCTTATCACTATTAAATTTATTTAACAAGTTCACTATGCACAAGATACCTGCTGAGTTTAGAACGGCTAAGAGCCCGTATATTAGTCATTGCCGTAATCTACTTACCGCTGGGTTTCTACATTCAAAAAAAGATTTTTTATTGTTTGTCGATGCTGACATGCAGTTTGGTGCCGATGCTGTATTTAGAATGTTAGCCGGTAACTTTGATATTTGTTGTACACCTTACAGGTTAAAAGATGCGACTATGAAAGAGTCTTATCCTGTATCTTTTTCTGATTATGATAAGATAGATATATTACCTAACGGTTTTGTTGAGATCACTTCAGGTCCCACCGGACTGATGATGATAAAGCGTAGTGTGTTTGATAAACTTAAAAAAGATAACTCTAACTTACAGATAAAGTTTCCTGAAGAAAAAAAGAAGAACATTAACGCTGAGATTATGGGTGCTGAAGACACCGGTGAAGATCCATCTAAAGATTGTTTATGGAATTTTTTTGATACGTCGTTTGAAGATAATTTATTTAAAGGTGAAGACATTGCTTTTTGTGAGTTGGTTCGTAAGTCTGGATTTAAAATACATGCAAACATAGATTCAACGACCATTCATCACGGACCATATGGTTATAAGGGTAGGTTTAGAGATTCTTTGGAAAGGGTTACTGAATAATTATGAAAAAATCTAACAAATACAGCTATTTACAAGGCACACGGATCGAGGACCATGGAACACGGTTGTATGATGTGAATGGTACTAGACTTCCTAGTGTCACTACTATATTAGGCAAAACAAAAAATCAAAAGTTTTTAAAAGACTGGAAGGCAAAAGTTGGAGAACAAGAAGCAGACAGAATCAAAAATTTATCTAGTAGGCGGGGCACATCCATGCACAAGTTCATTGAATGTTACGTCGAAGATGTTGGCTACGATGATCTTACAGGGCTCGGACAGGAGGCGAAAGCCATGGCCGAAAAAATTATTGAGATCGGTCTTGCTCCTGTGGAAGAGTATTACGGTTCGGAAGTTACATTATATTATCCTGGCCTTTACGCTGGGTCTACTGATTTAGTTTGTCTACATAATGGTAAAGAAAGTATAGTTGACTTCAAGCAGGCTAACAGGCCTAAGAGAGAAGAGTGGATTGACGATTATAAAATGCAGATTGCAGCATACGCCATGGCACATGATTATGTACATGGATCTAACATAGAGCAAGGTGTGATAATGGTATGNACTCCTGACCTATATTACCAAGAGTTCAAGGTTGAAGGGGCNGAATTAAGGTCNTGGAAACATAAATTTTTAAAAAGATTAGACATGTATCATGACCTAATATTTGATGAGAAAGAACAAGCGAAAGTAGAAATGACTAAAGAAGACTTTGAAGAAAAAGAAAACGAAGAATATTTAAAAGAATTGAAGGAGAAACTATGAACGCAAGTATGTATAATACACTGGAATCTAGGTATCAAGCTGAGATAGAAGATGCTAGGTACAAGATAAACGCCATCATGAAACACAACATGGTGATACCGGA